GTCACAGATACATACACACCTGACGATATGTATGTGTGACGGGCGGAATGACGGATGGGCCGATTTTCCGATTTGGAGGCACCATCAGGGATCATGAGATGGGACACGAGAAGCTTTGATGAGAAAAGCGCGTCACAATTCGCCCATACCGGCTCAAAAGAAAAGCCCCGGCTGGGCGAACCATACCGGGGCGGGGAAGTTTTCAGAACTCGTCAACTGCGTTCATGAAGTCGGCGACACGCTTGAACTCGGCAATCCAATCCGGACCAAGCTCATGGGCGAACGCAGTCCAGAACGCCTTGCACTCGAGGCTCATGCGGCGATCCTCCGGCGGCAAATACTGCCGAATGAGATGCGCCAACGTTGGTGCCGGCCACGGCTGTTCCACGATTGCCTCATGGACAGCATCCATTCGTTCGTCATCCGCCACGAGGATTGCCACGGCATCACGTGCCTTCTGGTATTCTTCCGCATATGATGCTACCACGCGCACGTCGGGCGAGCCCACGTCATTGACGTTTTCCATTTTCGTCTCTCCAATGTCAAAGAACTGGCCGCACCATTGCGACCAACACAATCATTGCACGAACACGAGCCATGCGCCATGCGACACATTGTCGCACCAAAAAGAAAAGCCCCGACTCGCGGCCGGGGCTCTTGAATTGTTCGACTGGTTCGGGATCGTTACCGTGGCGTTTCCATCCGCACCAGAACGCCATCCGCGCGATCCAGCACGATGAACCCATGGCCGCGCGTGCCTTCACGCCAATCGTGCACCACAATGAAGTGCCTGTCCCCGTCATTGAATTCCGCATGAACGCGCGACGACATTTCTTCACCGAGCCCATTCATCCAATACGCCACTTTCACCATAATCCATTCTCCGTTTGTCGGGCAGCCATCGTCAGCCGCACAATGCCCAATGTGCAGGACGCAACCGGGGCTTGCGCCCCGGCCACGTTTCGGCGTTACAGGTCAATCGCCACGCCATCGACGAGCTTCTTCGCGGCGGCCTTGCGCTTCAAATCCTCCTCCATGAGCTTCTCGGCGGCCTCGCGCACCCGAGCCTGCCGGTCGTCGGACAGGCCGTCGAACTTGGCCTGCAACCAAGCGTCGCGATCCTTCGCATCCACAGCCTTAAATTCGGCCTTCGACGCGTCGGACAGAAGCCCACGAATGACCTGCCGAACATAGCGCATGATCGGCTCCTCACCCGTCCCACCACGAGTCCGGCCCCAGTCGCCCGACTCCAACGTGGCGATCACGGCCTGCATGGCCTTCAACGCCTCGTCGCCATCCTTGCCTGCGGCCGCGTCACCAATCTTCTGTGCCGCGCCATGCATCACCAGCTGGGCCAAAATCTTCGGGTTGAACTTCGTCAGGTCAACCGTCATCACATGGCCACCGCGCCGAAACGACGTGGACTCGATTTCAATCTTCACCTGTGCCATTTCCATTCTCCGTTTGCCGCGTTGCCATCATCAGCAACCAATACGCGGCCTATGGTTGGACGGGGCAAGCCCCGTTTCGGCATTAAATCTCGGCACGGCCATCCGCATCATAGTTTGGATGCTTTAGTTCAATGATGAACTTGTGTTCGCATTCGATCGCAGGCGGCAATGCGCACAAGAAATCGTCCGCGTCTGCGTATGTATCAAACGGTCCGTAATACTGGGTGTCAATGTGAAGTGCACCAGCCGGACGATAAGATACGATGTGCATGTCATTCTCCGTTCACCGGTTGGTTCATTCCAACCGTGAGCCCAATGTAAACGCCGAATTTCCGAAATGCAAGCCCCAATCGAGCAATATTATTTCTTTTTTCATGCGCCCACCTGATGGTCGGCCCCCACCCATTCCATGCCTGCGGGCGAGGCCGTTTTGGCGAACCGCCCCCCGGCACCCCCCTCCCCAGCACCCTCGCGCATTTTATAAAATCCCATACCTCATATGTATCTCCGCCATACCAGCTGATATGGCTCGTGGACGGGGGCGCGGATACATATCTTGACCCGCGCGCGAAGATCGCGTATACGTAGGGCATGGACCTGGGACTCGACATCTTTCGCCCTCGGGCGCTCGCGGAACCGGAGCTGACCGGCTCGGTTGTGCGCGAGCTCACGCCTACGGACTTGGCGGCGCCGAAGGCGAAGGTCTCGACGATTAAGCGGCTGAGTGACCGACATCATGCCCTGGCCCGAAGCGTAGCCGCGGGGCTGAGCAATATCGAGTGTGCGGCCATACACGGCTATACCCCTTCGACGGTTTCCACGCTGAAGGGCGATCCGGCGTTTCAGGAGCTTGTGGAGTTCTACCACGCCAAGGCCGATGCGGCGATGGCCGATCTGCATGTGCGGCTGAGCGGATTGTCCGCCATCGCAGCGGCCATTCTGCTTGAGCGTTTGGAGGAGAACCCGGAGAAGTTCTCCGCCGAGGAACTTCGCGAGTTGCTGAAGCTCGGCGCCGATCGCACCGGGCACGGTCCACAGTCGAAGAACACGCAGGTCAACATCAACGTGAACTTGGCGGATCGGCTCCAGGCCGCGCGCCAGCGGGTCGCCAACGCGAAGGTGATCGATGCCTAAGAAGTCGCCACGCTCGCCGAATTGAAGGAGAAGTCAATGCCGATGATTGATTTGGCCTACTCCGATGAGGAGCGAAAAGAGATCAAGGGCGAAATGTCGCCCACCGCGCCGGACTATGAAGGGCCGAAGTATCCTTGGGGACTGGAGTTCTCCCTTGAAAATGCTTCGCTCGACAAGCTCGGCCTCGACCTTTCCGCATTCAAGATCGGCCAGGAGCTTCCGCTCAACGGAGTGGTCAGAGTCGTTGGCCTTGATCAGAACGAACGCGATAACGGAGAGGCTCACCGCTGCGTCCGCCTTCTCATAACAAAGCTCGACAACGGGCAGGCCGCTTCGGATGAGGACCGCGCTTCCCGCATGTATAAGGACGCCAAGTGAACCTTGAGCTGATCGAAGAGCTAGCTCAGTTCTCAAACGATCCCTATGGGTTCGTTCTGTTCGCCTTTCCTTGGGGCGAGCCGGGTGAACTCGAGAAGGCCTCTGGCCCGGAGCCGTGGCAGCGTGATCTCCTCACGGACCTGGGTCAGGGCCTTCTCACCATCGAGCAGGCGATCCAAATCGCCCGAACCTCCGGCCACGGTATTGGCAAGTCCGCCCTTGTTTCGTGGATTATCTTGTGGGCCATTTCGACCTTCGAGGACACCAAGGGCGTCGTCACCGCCAACACCGAAACCCAGCTGAAAACCAAAACCTGGGTCGAGCTTGCGAAGTGGTATCGTCTCTTCATCGGCCGTGACTTGTTTCACATGACCGCCACGGCGTTGTTCTCCAACGACCCGGAGCATGAGCGCACCTGGCGCATTGACATGGTGCCATGGAGCGAACGAAACACCGAGGCCTTTGCCGGGCTGCACAACAAGGGCAAGCGCATCCTCATCGTCTTTGACGAGGCCTCCGCCATTCCAGACGTGATTTGGGAAACCACTGAAGGCGCCCTAACCGACTCTGACACCCAAATCATCTGGTGCGCCTTCGGAAACCCGACGAGGAACAAGGGCCGCTTCCGCGAATGTTTCCCCGGCGGGAAGTTCGCCCACAGGTGGCGGACCAAGGCCATCGACTCCCGCGATGTGTCGATCACCGACAAGGTTCAAATCGCTAAGTGGATAGCCGACTACGGCGAGGACCACGACTTCGTTCGAGTCCGTGTGCGCGGCATTTTCCCTCGCGTGGACGCGGAGTCCTTTATTCCCCTCGAGCTTGCTCGCGCCGCTGTCAACCGAGAGCTCGACTTCTTCTCCGACGTAATTCTCATCGGCGTTGACGTAGGCCGTTTCGGCGACGATCCGTCTGTGATTTACCTCCGCCGCGGTCGGGACGCCCGCAGCATTCCGCCGATCATCCTCCCAGGCATCGACACGATGAAGCTCGCCGCTCGCGTTGCGCAGGTCTACGCCGAATACCACGCGCAGACTGTGTTCGTTGACGAGGGCGGCGTGGGTGGTGGTGTCGTGGACCGCCTGCGGATGCTCAACGTTCCAGTCATCGGCGTTGATTTCGGCTCCGCTGCTGACGGCACGAACGTGGATGATCGAGGCACAAAATACGCCAACAAGCGGGCGGAGATTTGGGGCGCGATGCGTTCTTGGCTTGCCACAGCCTCAATCCCCGAAATAAAAACCGGCGAGCATACGACCTTGGTTGACGAGCTTACCGGCCCGAACTTCGGCCTTAACTCCCGGGAGGAAATCCAACTCGAGTCGAAGAAGGAGATGCGGAAGCGCGGAGTCCCTTCGCCGAACGTAGCAGACGCCCTCGCCTGCACTTTCGCATACCCTACGATCGAGCTTCCGCGAACCATTTTCAGCGAGCCCCTCAAGCCCGTCGTCGCTGACGACTACAATCCCTTCGAGAAGGAAAGGATATACTCATGAGCCTCTTCGGTTCCAAGGAGGTTGTTCGCGAGGTGAGCGCTCCGCCGCCCCCGCCTCCGGCCACACCCCCCGAGCCTCCGGCACCAGCAACTCGCGCTCAGGCGGCGTTCGATCCGACCCAACAGGCTTCGCGCGCTACGAACGCGACCGGCAAGCCTTCCGCGGCTGCTGGTGCAGTCTCTGGCGTCCGTTCACTCGTCAACACCTCGTCAGAGGGCTTGACCCGTAAGGCGGAAACGCGAAAGCGTTCCCTGCTCGGAGGTGCGTGATGCCTAGGAAGCTCCCCGACGCGACAAAGAAAGAGGCGATGATTGAGCGGATGCGAGCCATCCGCTTGCCGTTCTTCAATCACTGGCGGGAGCTTGCGGACTATTACCTCCCACGCCGGTATGTGTGGCTGCTGAACGAGCAGGAGTCGGCTCGGCGGATTTCCAAGAACTCCTACATCTTGGACTCCACCGGCACCAGCGCTGCGCGAACGCTCGCGTCCGGCATGATGAACGGAATTACCTCGCCGGCCCGCCCTTGGTTCAAGCTCCGTGTCCCTACGATCCCGGAGGAGGATCAAGAAATCGGCGCATGGCTCGATGAGGTCGAACGTCGTATGATGTTCGTTATGGCCTCGTCAAACTTCTACAACGCCCTAGCGGTGATGTATCTGGACCTTGTGATCTTCGGCACCGCAGCGATGCTGGTTTACGAGGACTACCATTCCGTCATTCACTGCTACAACCCGGCCCTTGGCGAATACTTCCTCGGGCAAGACAATCGCCTTCGCGTCAACACCTTCGCACGGGAGTTCAACTACACCGTCCAGCAGTGTGTCACGCAGTTCGGCATTGAGAACGTTTCCGACTCCGTGGCGATGAAATACCGTCAAGGTGGGGCCTCGCTTCACGAAAACGTGAAGATCGTTCATCTGATCGAGCCCAACGATCCGCCCATTGCTGGGCTTGCTCGGCGTTTCGCCTTCCGCGAAATCTATTGGGAGGCGGGCCAGA